TTTGCCTACAGAAATGTTTCACCCTCATCAGTGCTTTTCTTTACCAAAAGAAGAAGCAATATGTGAGTTGCTAGAAATAAACTTAAAGTGCCACTCTTGTGGTAAACTTATAAAAAGACCTGTAAAAGAAAAACGAGAAGTTAACCCACAAATTAAAAGGTATTGGATGAAATGAAGTTAAAAGATAGAATACAAAAAAGATTAGATGTGTTAGAGTTTATGATGGATAATAATATTCATCTCGCAGATCCCAAAGGGTGTATGGAATATAGTCTAACTATTAGCAAATTTTGGGTAGTTCTTTCTGAAGAAGATAGAGATTTTATTCAAGGCTGTCAGTCCTCAATTGAAGAAGGCTGGGAATGGAAAAAATGAGTGGAGTATATAACCAAACATATTTTAATAACCGACCCGAAGAAAAAGAAAGAGAAGGTGTCCTCTATGGCGTCATTTTAGTCAACCAACGGACATTTGAACGTGAATGTATCAAGGTTGGAATCGCTAGTGGTAAAGACTGGCGACACGTAATCAAAAGAAGTCGTGGTTTTAAAGGGTATGATTTACGCATCCAGCGAACCTATCACGACACCATTTATCGGTGCTGGCAAATCGAGCAGGCACTTCACGAGAAGTTTAAACACGATAGCTATTCCCCAACTCAGAAATTTGGTGGGCATACAGAGTGCTTTAAAATTTCTTCTCTTATTTTATCCCAGTTCCCGAAAAATAATTCTTGACAAATGGTTCGCCGTTTGTTATAATATTATCATATTTTAGAGAAAGAGAATAAATGACAGAAATAATACCACCGACAAATTGCCCCGCTTGTAACAGCGTACTCGAATTTGTAGGTGACCAGTTATTTTGTCAGAATCCCTCTTGCTCTGCAAAATCTGCAAAGCGTCTTGAACACTTTGCAAAAACCTTAAAAATCAGAGGACTTGGTCCCTCAACTATTGAGAGACTTGGTCTTGAGGATTACAAAGATATTTATTCGTTAACCCAAGAAGAAATATCTTTTCTGTTGGATTCAGAGAAACTAGGTACGAAACTATACAATGAGATACAGAAATCAAAGAGTGTCGACCTTACAACTCTCCTTCCAGCTTTTTCGATACCGCTGATTGGCTCAAGTGCTTCAAATAAATTAGCGAAACACATCTCATCTTTAAGTGAGATAACCCCAGAGATATGTACAGAAGCAGGTCTGGGTCCGAAAGCGGCGTCGAATCTTATTGATTGGTTAGTAAACACTTTCCATTTCGAACAATACTATAACCTACCCTTTACTTTTACTTGCGAAAAACGAGCAGAGGTCACTAACACTGACACTAAGGGAATAGTTTGCATTACAGGAAAGTTAAAAAGCTATCCAACTAAAGCCGCCGCACAACAAGTATTAATAAAGAACGGCTATCTAGTAAAGGATAATCTCACAAAAGATGTAACTATCTTAGTTAATGAGAGTGGAATCGAAAGTACAAAAACCAAGAAAGCAGAAGAAATGGGTATAACAATAAACCAAAACTTAAAAGAACTTATTTAGGAAAATAAAATCATGGCATTACCAAAATGGACAGACGAAAGGACTCAATCTTTAACAGATTTCGTAGGAAGCGAGAGCCCAATATCCCAAGGAACAGTTGCAAATGCAGCCGAACACTTGGAAACATCAACCCGTTCAGTCTCAAGCAAATTGAGAAAGATGGGTTTTGACGTTGAACTAGCTTCAGCATCAGCAAGCAAGTCTTTTTCAGACGAGCAAGAAGCAACTTTACAAGCATTTGTTACAGACAACTCAGGTTCTTACACATATGCTGAAATTGCAAGCAACTTTGAAGGTGGACACTTCTCAGCTAAATCAATCCAAGGAAAAATTCTTTCTATGGAATTAACAGAGCATGTTAAACCTGCTCCTAAAGTTGAGACAGTTAGAACTTATACTCCTGAAGAAGAAGGCACATTTGTAGAGATGGTTAACGGTGGATCTTTCGTAGAAGAAATCGCTGACGCTCTTGGCAAATCTGTTAATTCAATCAGAGGTAAAGCTCTTTCACTTCTAAGAAGTGGCGAAATTAACGCTATTCCAAAGCAAAAAGAAACTAAAGGATCAAGCAAAGCTGACGTACTTGCTGATATCGATATTACTGACATGACTGTAGAGTCAATTGCAGATCAAATCGGTAAAACAGTAAGAGGCGTGAAAACTATGTTAACAAGACGTGGTTTACAGTGTGCTGATTACAACGGTGCAGCTAAAAAAGATATCGGTTAATCCGCAGTATTCAATTTAGTCGGTGGAGGCACTCTTGTGCCTCTGCCATTTTTAATTTTTGAGAGAGTTATACAGTGAATATTGCATCAGCGTTGCTAAAACAGATTATAGTTCAAAAAGATTTAGACACATGGTCTAAGTTAAAAGAACATTACCTCCCTGGTGAATATCAGTCAATATTCCGCATCCTTGATAAACACATAGACAATTATCAAGACCTCCCCCAGTTTGAAGATCTCCGATATGAAGTGCGAGATCGACAACTTTCCGAAAAAATATTCGCAATCGAATCAGTTGAAGTCGAAGTAGACGCATGGCTTTTACTTGATTATCTCAAAAATGAATATGCACAAGTAGAAATTCTAGATGAACTTGATACTTACATTGACAACACAGTTGCGATGGCTAGTGCAGAAGAAAACATAGAACAACTCCAAGAAATAGTATTAAGGGTAAGTGACAAGGTAGATGTCAAGCCACCCGAAGAAAGTATGCAGAGCATATCTTTATTCGAGGATGACAAAGAACTATCGAGGTATTTACCCTTAGGACTTAATAGTGAGTATGACTCACAGATTCAGTTCTCACCCAAAGACTTAGTGCTAGTTGGCGGGCGACGAGGAGCAGGTAAGTCCGTTACCTGTTGTAATTTAGCAGCAAATGTTTACGATTCAGGTCGTAGTGCTCTTTATTTCACTATAGAAATGGACAGCAGATCAATCCTTCAGAGGATTTGTTCTGTATCAACGAAAATACCATTAAAAAGACTACGCAGTAAAATGCTATCCGCTGAAGAGTGGAATCTAGTAGGCGGCTGGTGGGCAGGTAGATTTGACGGTGGACATGAATTGTTGCCAGAGTTTGTAAAAACACATGACTTTGATACATTTCATAAAAACCTAACAAAACTACCTCTCCACAAAGAAAAGCAATTGGATGTTATTTATGATCCAGCTTTAACTCTCTCAAAAATACAGTCAGAGCTAGATAAAAAAGTCAACCAACTTGATGTTGGTGTGGTTATTGTTGATTATCTAAACCAAGTCAAACGCCACAATGCACCAAGTCGTTCAGGTCAATATGATTGGACAGAACAGATTGAAGTCAGTAAGAAAATGAAATTATATGCTCAGGAGTATGAAACCTTATTCTTTGCCCCATACCAAACAGATGCTAGTGGAGAGGCTAGATTTGCAAAAGGTATACTTGATGCAGCAGACGCTGCTTATGCATTGGAGACTTGGGATCAACAAGATGAGTGTATGACTTTTAATTGTGTAAAAATGAGAAGCAACAGGATGGAAAGCTTCACAAGTGCAGTAGATTGGGAAACCTTGAAGATTGGTCCGCAGTCTGCACTAAATCCTAAAGAGAAAGAAAATATAGAAAACAGTATGAAAACAGGAGAAGATGTAGATGACATTTAGATGGCAACCATGGGTTTTAAGCCTATACATATACGGGGCATTTGACCCGTTAATTATAACTATCGCTGCATTATTAAATAGATTATGATTTTATATACTGAAGCACAATTAATGATTGCATATACTAGATATGTAAGAACACTAAAAGAAAGCAATATTCGTATTGCTCCACCAACAATAGAGGAGTTTCGTGTGATTTACGAAACAGAACTCGAAGAACAACTATGGGATCAGTTAGATGACTAAAACAGAAAAAGCCGCATTACAAGAATCTGTATTACAGGTAGGCGCTGCTCTTGTTATTAACTTTCCACTACAAACATTCCTACTATGGTTATTCATAGAAAAATGGGGATGGACAAGTGCATTTTTGATATCACTAACAACTACTTTTATATTTACAGTAGTTGCATTGATACGAACATACATGATTCGTATGGAAATTGAGAAGAGACGTAGACATGGCTTATGGAGAAAAGTAAGAAATGGCGGCAGATAGAATCAGTAAGGAAACGGCAGAGTTAGTAGCTCTGCCTCCCTACACATGGGAAACACGATCAGTTAAATTTCTATTGAATCAGAAAAAGATTTATCAAAATATAGAACGAGTACCTATAAATCAACCACTATATGATAGTATTGAAAAACATGGTATTGAATCTCCTATATTATGTATGCCTAACTATTATCCAATCGCAGGAAGTCAACGAATGCGAGTAATGTGGGAGATAGTAAGAAAACATCAGGATGGATGGATGTTTAAAACAATGAATGTAAAAGTCTGCCGATTTGAAAAAGAATGGTGGAATATGTTTTACTTGTGGGGAGATAAAAAAGAAAGAGATCGTATGATAGCAATATGGTTTCAAATGGTAGAACTTGCTTGGAAAAGTAAGTATTATGAACATGAAACAGATCCAAGTGGAAAGGCTATGACAGACTTTGAAGAACTTGGTGATCAATTAAAAGGATGGAAACATAAACAATGAGAGTATTTTTAGAACACTTCTTTTATGCATTAACAATGGCAATAGTCTTAGCAATACCAGTTATTGGATTAGTGCTTATGTTATCACCTTACTTTACATGACAGTAGAAGAACTATTACAAGAACGAAAAATACAATATAAGTTGTCTCCAGCAGACGCTATTGTTGCATGCCTAAATCCTGAGCATGATGACAGTAATCCAAGTATGAGAATTGATAGAATTACAGGTGTATTCAACTGTTTTTCTTGTGGGTTTAAAGGTAATTTATTTAACCACTACGATGCTCCTTCCAATCCGTTGGATATTCGTAGAGAAAAACTCAGAAGAAAAGTAGAAGAAAAAAGAGCATCTTCCGTAGGATTGAAGATGCCAAAGAACTTTATGCCTTATGTAGGCAACTGGAGAGATATATCTCCAGACTCCTATAAAAAGTTTGATGCATTTATACATCCAGACAAACCATTTACAGGCAGAATTTCTTTTCCAATTAAGGACTTGACAGGAAGAATAGTAGCATTTAATTGCAGAACACAGTCTATGACTGATGTTCCTAAATACTTGATCCATCCCCCAAAGGCAGTATTACCACTATTCCCTGCTCAAGTCCGCCCTATAAAAGGCAGAGTAATATTAGTAGAAGGTATCTTTGATATGCTAAACTTACACGACAAAGGATTAGAAAATGTTGTGTGTTGTTTTGGCACTAGAAATGTAGATATAGAAAAACTAAAACTCTTAAAAATGCAGGGAGTTCAATCAGTAGACATACTATTTGATCCCGATGAAGCAGGACAAGAAGCCTCAATCAAGATACAAGAAATGTGTGAGATTGCAGAGATATTGTCAAAGAATGTAAAAATACCGATTGCTCTTGGGGATGCTGGAGCACTCAACAAAGAAAAAGTAAAACAATTAAAGGAACAATTATATGGCTAAAATAGCACTAATAGAAAGTAAACCTAGTCGAAATGACTATGTAAAACTTTTCAACAATGAGTTTGATTTTGACAAGTATGAATTATGCTCAGACCCAACAGTAAAGAAAGTATTAAAACGAGATTGTGACATTCAGATAGAAATTGATGACTATGATTGGCTCATACTCATAGGCTCAGAATCATTAAAGTTTTTTACAAATCAAAACTCAGTCACAGAATATAGCGGAAGAGTTGTAGATGACAAATTTCTACCAGTAATAAACCCAGCAATGATAACATTCAAGCCCGAGGCGAAGAAAGTATGGGATGAATCTAGTAGTAATATTACGAAGTATATTAAAGGAGAACTCAAACAACAGAAACTTGGAGATGATAAATGTTATGGCATTACAGAAAGTGCTGACTTATATGTATTTCTAGACAACGCATTGAATCATGAGAATGATTTTGTGGCACTTGACTCTGAGACTTCAGGACTCTATCCAAGAGATGGGTATATGCTGGGTATAAGTCTATCTTATGAATCAGAACATGGCGCATACATTAGTTCGGATTGTATTGATGAAAAAGCAGAAGGATTGCTACAACAACTCTTTGATAAAAAGAGAGTAGTATTTCATAATGCTAAATTTGATTTAGCGTTCTTTGAATATCATTTTGGATTTAACTTTCCAAGATTCGAAGACACTATGTTACTACATTATATGTTAGACGAGAATCCAGGAACACATGGTTTGAAACAACTATCTTTAAAATATACTCCCTATGGAGATTATGAAAAAGGTATGTATGAGTGGATAGATGATTACTGCCGTAGAAACGGCATACTCAAAGGTAGCTTTAGTTGGGATATGATTCCTTTTGAAATTATGCAAGACTATGCAGCAATGGATGCTGTATGTACATTCTTGCTCTTTCAAAAGTTTGAAAATGCCTTAGTAAAAAATCAAAGACTATATGGAGTATATAAAAATATTCTTATACCAGGTTGTAGATTTCTAACAGATATACAAGATACTGGTGTACCTTTTGACAAAGAAAGATTGCAGACATCTTCAGTCCTAATGCAAGAACAAATTGATGAAGCTATACAAAAGTTATATACTTATCCAGCTATCAAAGAATTTGAACACTCACAAGGAAAAGACTTCAATCCAAACAGCACAATGCAATTACGAGGATTATTATTTGATTATTTAGGTCTGAAACCTACAGGTAAGAAAACAGGAACAGGTGCAGACAGTACTGATGCTGAAGTTTTAACCCAACTTGCAGAAGAACATGAAGTACCACAATTAGTATTAGATATTCGTCAAAAAGTAAAAATTAAAACTACTTATCTTGACAAGATCTATCCACAACTTGATAAAGATAGCAGACTTCGTACTGGATTCAACCTACATGGTACAACATCAGGTCGTCTATCTTCTAGTGGTAAAATGAATATGCAACAGATTCCAAGAGATAATCCGATTGTTAAAGGATGTATCAAAGCTAACCCCGGCAAGAAAATAGTTGCAATGGACTTAACAACAGCAGAGGTCTATTGTGCAGCTGTACTTGCTAATGATAAAGCATTGATGGAAGTATTTAAGAGTGGAGGAAACTTTCATTCAAATATTGCAAAGCTCGTATTTAATCTTCCTTGTGAAGTAGATGAGGTTGCAGAACATTACAGCACACAAAGACAAATGGCTAAAGCTGTTACATTCGGAATTATGTATGGAGCTGGTCCAAAGAAAATTAGTGAACAAGTAACCAAAGATAGTGGTACTTACTTTAGTATGAACGAAGCAAGTGCAGTTATTAAAGATTACTTTGAACAGTTTCATGGTCTTAAGACTTGGCTAGACTCACAGAAAAAGTTTATTCAAGATAATGGATTCATATACTCTCACTTTGGTAGAAAGAGAAGATTACCGAATGTATTTTCTACCGATAAAGGTATTGCATCACATGAAGTAAGGTCAGGAGTAAACTTTCTAGTACAATCGATTGCATCTGATGTAAATTTACTTGGAGCAATTGATGCTCACAATATTATCAAACAAGATGGTAAAGAAGATAAAATGAAAATATTTGCTCTAGTTCATGACTCTGTTTTGGCAGAAGTTGATGAAGATTGGGTTGAACATTATCAGTTTATACTCAAAGCTTGTATCCAAAAAGACAGAGGTATGTCTATTCCAGATTGCCCAGTTGGATGTGATTTTGATATTGGAGACGATTATTCCTTTGGAAAATTTGAAGCAAAGTATGGATAAACAAGTACTAAAGTTAGTAGTATATACTGACAAAGATATAATGAATATGGAAATGGATGATCACGTAGCAATTATAGAAAAAGCTATAAAAGAAAAAACATTCAATCATATAGAATTAATTAATCCTGCTAAAAAATGAATTTATCAGACATCAAGTTTCCAATCTATGTAGTACATACAGATGAAGTTGTACGACAGGATGGCATACTATGGTGTGAGGGAGCTGTCATTGATGACAGAAACACAATCGGAAATTCACTAGGAGAAAGGAGATTAAAGACTCCCATGAAAAATCTATACGATTTAAAGTATCAAATAGATGATTTTGGGGGGTTAATAAAACATAGAGGAAGATTCTATGTAGATTCAAATGGAAAGTTTTTCATTTATGAAAAAAGTAAAAGTGCAAAATTGAAGTATCACTTAATAGGAAAGTTAGAACATAAAGATGTTGCTACTCTTATGTGGATTCAAGGCATACCTTTTCCTTTTGAATTACCAAGACCGCCTGTAATGACTATGCGTTATGCAGGTATTTTATATATAAACAATAAACCCTCTTTTGTGTATGATTTTTCAGAAACTTTGAAGAAAGATAGCTGGAGAAAAGTATAATAAAAGCGGTTTATGCAGTACCTTTTTGGTACTTTAATAGGAATTAAAATGGCAAATCATGTATACAATTATATAACAGTAAGTGGAACGAATGCAGTAGTAGATCAATTTGCAGAGATTGGACAAAATTTTACTGTTCAGAGAGAAATAAAAGACTGGGAAGGTAATCCCATGCAAATTAAAGAATTCAAAGCTATAGAAGAACTAGACTTTATGCCAGAGTATGACGAAGAAGATAGTTATAATTGGTATTGTAGCAATGTTGGAGCAAAGTGGTGTCACATCGAAGAGTGGGAAGGCGATTATATGAATCTCTGTTCTGCTTGGAGTGCATGTACAGAGTTCACAGAGAGTCTAACTATGCATCTAGCAAAAACTGATCCAAATGTTCAAGTGCGTCATCAATACGAAGACGAATTTCGTAATTTTATCGGAGTCGCAGTCTTTGAAGGAGTTGATGCAGCAGATATATTGTTCGAAGAAGTGGAGGATGGAGATTTAACTCATCTTTTCAAAGAACAGTATCCAGAGTTTGATCTTGAAGTAGAGGACTGGACAGACGAAGTCTATGAAGCATACGACGATTTTATCTACAACTGGTTTGAAAATCAGACTGTTTAATGAAAGCAGTTCTTTCCAATCGCATTTATTTAGAGTGCACGAACGAATATCAGTCATTTCTCGATGAAAAACTAACATATTCGATACCGCCAAGGAGACCAACTGATCCGCCTATCATCATAAAGAATATGGGCGTAATAAGATCAGGTTTGGTTTCCATACCGATTGGAAGAACGGATCTTATACCAGAAGATTACGAAATAAAGGATAAGCGGAATGATATACCAATCAAACCTTTTGACTTTAAGTTCACTTTACGAGACTCTCAACAGTCCGTGTATGACGAAGTTCAAGACAGTTGTATAATCAACGCTTGGGTAAGCTGGGGTAAGACTTTCACTGCGTTAGCAATCGCAAATAAATTGCAACAAAAGACACTCATTGTTACTCATACATTAGCGTTAAGAGGACAGTGGGAAAAAGAAGTAGAAAAAGTCTTCGGGGTCACGGCGGGTGTGATTGGCTCAGGAAAGTTTGACATGAATAAGGAAATTGTCGTTGGAAATGTACAAACTTTATACCGAAATATCGACAAAATCGTAGGAGAGTTCGGTACAATTATATTGGATGAGATGCACCATGTATCCTCACCAACTTTTACACGAATTGTCGACGCTTCGAAGGCACGCTACAAAATAGGATTGACTGGAACAATGCAGAGAAAGGATGGAAGACATGTAGTCTTTCGTGATTACTTTTCAAATACTGTATTTAAACCACCCAAGGAGAACTATCTTACTCCACGAGTTGACATAATACACTCGGGAATTCGCTTTATGGATGGCAATGTTGATTGGGCAAATCGAATCAACGCACTTGCGTATGATTGGGAATACCAAAATACAATGGCAATGCTTGCAGCGAGTTATGCCGCAAAAGGGCACAAGGTTCTTCTCGTAAGCGACCGAGTAGACTTTTTAAAAGCTTGTGCACGACTGGTGGGAGATAACGCAATCTGCGTAACAGGAGATGTTCCTCACGAAGAGCGAGGCAAATTAATACAAGGTATTTTTACTGAGAAAGATATACTGTTTGGAACACAAAGTATATTCAGTGAAGGAATTAGTGTTGACTGCCTAAGTTGTCTTATTTTGGGAACACCCGTTAACAATGAGCCTTTGCTCACACAGTTAATCGGGCGTGTTATAAGAATGAATGAGGGAAAGCTGCAACCTGTTATAGTAGATATCAATCTAGAAGGTCGTACAGCTAGAAAGCAGGCATCTGCGAGAAGGGGATACTACATGCGACAAGGGTATGAAGTATCAGATATATAGGAGTGAAAAATAGTACTTGACACGAGGTCAAGAATTTGTTATAATATGTTATTCTATAATTGGGAAAAAGTAAAAAAGGAAAGCAATGGGAGTGTCAAAGATATTATGACAATCCTACATATACTTACCTACAAACTACCTCCAGTGAATAGACATGATAGAATATATAAGTTTTGGACTAAAAGTTTTTATGGGAATTCGTTCCTATTAAACCCCGAGGCATTATTCATTCAAAGAAGGAGATATTCGGATGCAGAGATTGTGCAGTATGCAGGTATCGCATCATTGCGTAATTATTTTGAATATCAAAAAACAAAAGATACCAGATTAGACCTCCTCCACTTTACAGGGGATGAGGACAGTATTAAAAACAATAGATTACTACGAATAGAGGGATATTATATACACTTTCTATTTGAAGAAATCACTTTAAAGGAACTAAAATGGCAATAAAATTTAATCAAGCTAAGGGCGAAGCCCAAAAAAATAAAATCGACAGTTATCAATATGTCGAAGGCGACAACATGGTAAGAATGGTTGGGGATATGCTTCCTCGCTATGTTTACTGGTTGAAAGGAGAAAACGGTAAGAATTTACCCTTCGAGTGTCTATCATTCGATAGAGACGCAGAAGCATTTACCAACGTAGAAAAAGACTGGGTAAGAGAATATCATCCAGAATTAAAATGCGGTTGGGCATATGCAATTCAATGTATTCATGACGGAAAAGTCAAAGTACTCAACTTAAAGAAAAAACTACTCGAGCAGATCATGGTAGCAGCAGAAGATCTTGGTGATCCAACTGACCCTGAGACTGGATGGGATGTGTTCTTTAAAAGAGTTAAGACAGGACCAATGGCTTATAATGTTGAGTATCAACTACAAGCTCTAAAGTGCAAACCTAGAGCTTTAACAGAAGATGAGCAAGCATTAATTGCTGATCTTAAGTCAATGGACGAAGTACTTACTCGACCAACCCCCGATGCACAGAAAGAACTTCTCGACAGATTAAGAGAAGGAGCATCAAACGAACCTGATGAAACAGTCACAGACGAGTTTGATATCAAATAGGAGTAGATTATGTTAACAGTAGGCAACGATTTTCCGAACTTGCACATGCAAGGAGTAAATGAAGAAAACAAAATTATTGATGTGGATGTATTACTAGCCGAATGGTCAGTAATATATTTCTATCCAAAAGATTTCACCTTTATTTGCCCAACAGAGATATCAGAAATGGACAAGTTATGTAGCGAAGCTGATGTTATTGGTGTAAGCGGAGATAACGAATTTTGTAAATTAGCATGGAAGAAAGATAATTCTCTTATTAGAGACATTAATCATATTCTTGCAGCAGACTGCGGTCTTACACTTTCTCGAAAACTAGGAATAGTGGATGAGGAAAGTGGAGTATGTTATCGAGCAACTTTTATAGTCGATCCCGAAGGGGTAATACAACATGTATCAGTAAATGCATTAGATACAGGAAGAAATGCAGACGAAGTTTTACGAACACTACAAGCTTTAAAAGCTGGTGGTCTTACAGGTTGTTCTTGGACACCAGGAGACGAATTCGTAGGATGATTCTATTCACTGCAGATTGGCATATTAAACTTGGACAAAAGAATGTACCTGTAGCTTGGGCGTGCTCACGCTACAAGTTATTCTTTGAACAGATTTATGATCTTGAAAAAGATATTGATTTGCACATCATTGGTGGGGACTTGTTTGACCGAGTCCCCAGCATGGATGAACTTACACTTTACTTTGACTTTGTAAAGGGCGTCAGTGTTAGAACTATCATTTATGATGGTAACCATGAAGCAACAAGAAAACACAAAACTTTCTTTACAAACTTAAAAAAAGTTACAACAGAACTCAATCCTCTAGTAAAAGTGATTGATGAAACAACATATGGGGAAATGGTTCCTCATGATTATGCAATATTACCCTATACAGATTTACATAAAAAGAAAAGTATAGAAGATATTGATGCAGATATATTATTTACTCATGTTCGTGGTGAGATACCACCTCATGTACAACCTGAAGTAGATTTAGATCGTTTTGACAAGTTCAAAGTAGTATTCTCAGGTGATTTACATGCACATAGTAATACACAAAGAAATATAGTATATCCTGGCAGTCCTATGACTACAAGTTTTCATAGAAAGAATGTGGAAACTGGATATTTATTAATAGATAATAAGGACTGGAGTTGGACATGGCATAAATTTAATTTACCACAATTAATTCGTAAAACAGTTACAGATCCTAGTGAAATGATTCAAACAGAGTGGGATCATACAATATATGAAATTGAAGGAGATGTATCTGATCTAAGTAATATCAAAAATAGTGAATTACTTGATAAAAAAGTTATAAAAAGAAAAACAGAGGCAACTCTAATATTAGGTCAAGACATGACAATCGAAGAAGAATTAGGAGAGTACCTAAGCTATATATTAGAGTTAGATGAAAGTAAAACAAAAAATATATTAGGAGTGTTTAGTGATTACGCTAAAGAAGCTGGAGTGGAGTAATTGTTTTAGTTATGGTTCGAATAATATACTTGACTTAAATGACAGTATAGTTACTCAGCTAGTCGGAACAAATGGAACAGGAAAAAGTTCAATCCCGTTAATACTTGAAGAAGTATTATTCAACAAAAATTCCAAAGGAATTAAAAAAGCAGATATACCAAATCGTGAAGTCAACAATGGCTATGATATAGCTTTGTCTTTTTCAGTCAATGATGAGGAGTACTTAATTGATGTTGTTAGACGCACAAATATTAAAGTAAAATTATATAAAAATGAAGAAGATATATCAAGCCATACAGCAACTGCAACATACAAAACACTAGAAGCAATTATTGGAATTGACTTCAAAACATTTTCGCAGATAGTATATCAGAATACTAATGCGAGTTTGCAGTTTTTGACAGCTACAGACACAAATCGTAAGAAATTTCTAATCGATCTACTACAGTTAGATAACTATGTAAAATTCTTTGAAGTTTTTAAAGAATTATCACGAAATTTAGCTGGAGACGTTTCTCGCATACAAGGGAAAATTGACACAATCGATAAGTGGTTATCCGATAATTATTTGGAAGATACATCACTACTTTCAAAATTAGAATTACCATTTTACTCGGAAGAAGATGAAAATACTTTGCGTTCTTTACAAATAGAATTCCAAAATATTTCAGAAATTACGAAAAAAATTAACCAAAATAATTTATACAAAAGCCAGTTGGAGTCTATAGATTTAGGACTTGCGAAAGAGTATGTTTCTGAAAATGAATGGCAAGACACAGAACATCTACTTCAACAGATTGGAGAAATAAAATCACAAGGCAGTCAAGAAGTTCGTATGATCAAAAAGTATACTGACTTATTAGATGTAGACGATGCAGGTTGTCCTACTTGTGGTCAAGAGATAGATCTCGCATTTATAGAACAAGAGTTAAAAAGACATCAAGAGACAAAAGAAGAATACACAGCTCAACTAGAGTTAGTAAATGAGAATCTTGCAGAAATAAATAAAGCAAATCTTTTATTTAAAGAAATGCAACAAAAGATAAGCAGTTGGGAAGAGATATATAGACAAATAGATCATACTCTCCCGACTGAAGTACCTAATGATACAGAGTTAACGGAAAAGATAACAAAATTAAAAACTCGTATCAATGATAGAAGAAGTAGAGTCGAAGAAGTAATTGCAGAAAATGAAAGAATAGAAAGGCATAATACAAGACTTG